GTTGATCGAGCTCTTTGCGGTCGATGCCCATCTGCATGCTGATCACGGCATCACCTCACGCAGCACCAGCGCGGTCAGGCCGGTGCCATCGGGCTCCACCGAGACCACGGTGTAGGTACGGCCATCATGGGCAACCGTGCTGCCCTGTCCTGCCGCGCCCAGATCACCGTCGCGGATGACCAGGTGCGGCTCAACGATGCCGGTGCCCATCCCGCCCATTTGCGGTTGCAACCAGGGGGCCCGAAACATGCCATTCACGGCGACACCATCCAGCATTGCCGGATCCGCCAGCGCGGCGAAAATCTCGGCATCTGCTTCGAATGCGATCTCCATGAATGACATGCTCGCGCGGCCCCTTACGCGGTGATCAGACCGGAACCCGGCGCAAGCCGGGCGATCACGGTGGCGGAGCCGGCACCGGCCGGCGCCATCGCGATCGCGCAGCCAACCAGATCGCCGGCTGCCGGAACACCGGTGCCGAACCCGTTCGCCGACACATCCCAGGTGAGGGAATCGCCGTCGCCGATCACGGCTGCGGCGTTCTTGGGCAGTTCGAAAACGCCTTCGATCTGCAACGTGCCAACGTCACCGGTAGCGGTATTGCCCACCGCGACACCGAGCAGCACGCCGTTCACGACGGCTTGCCCGGAGACCGTGTCGGCACCCGCGGTGAAACTTTTGGTGGTGCCGAAGCTCACTTCGTTTTTCATGACAATTTCTCCATGGCTGCCGGTTACGCGCCGGCGTTCTTGAACAGACCGCGGAAGTCGATGGCCTTGGCGCCGAACACGTGGCGGCACTTGACCTGCACCCCATCGACCTCGAAGCCGTTGCGGGTCTCGGTGAACACACCTTCATGGCCCTGCAGGTAGGCGAACTCGATGGTGTCGATGGTGCTGGGCTCGGCAGCGCCGAACCATGCGGTGGCGCTGCCGTCGTGCAGGCGCGGTTCGACCACCGGCACCAGGGTCGGGCCGACCACATTCACGTCGCCCGCCTTGCCGGCCACCAGGGTAGCGTTGGTGACCTTGAGTGCGGTCTCCTCCAGGTCGGGCGGGACCATGAGGTAGCGCGGGCGCACGGTGATGTAGCGGCCCTCGATGCCCTTCTGCAGCAGCATCATCTTGCGCATCTCGGCGAGCGGGTTGGCCTTGGTCGGATCGAGTGCATCGGACAGTGCGGCGGCGGCGCCGAGGTTGCCGTGACTGGCGTGGAACAGTGCCACGCCGTCAGCCATGCCCGGATTGCCGGTCAGGATGGCGTAGACGATGTCGCTTTCCAGGTCGGCGGCGCTGGCGCCGAACGCCTGCGGGATGCGGGTGAGCGCGTCCATGTCATCGTTGATGATCGTCTCCCAGGTGATGGCGACGATCCGGCCGTATTTCTGGACGGCGTACTTCTCGGCGCCCTCGCCGATGGTGCCGAACTCGTAATCCGCGCCCTCTTGTACGCGCTTGAGGTTGGGCGCTCCGCCGAGCTGCACGCGGCTGATCTGCTTGAAGTCGGGCAGGGTCGCCTGACGGCTGAACAAGGTGAAAGTCCGCGAGCTGCCGGCGTACCCGGCGCGCAGCGACTTGGTGATCACGTTCTCGATGATCAACGGGAAATCGCTGGTCGAGTGCATTGCGCGCACTGCAATCTCTTGCTTGGACAGGCCGCGCGTACGGACGCCGGCGCGCTCGGTGCAGTCGCGGGCGAGGTCGCCGAGGTTGAAGCCGCGGAACTGCGCGCCACGCTCATCGAGCTTGTGCGCGGACGGGTTGGCGCGATTGAGCAGCGCACTGATTGCGCCGGTGCGATAGGTTTCGGTTTCGTCCTGGCTGCCGGCCTCGACGCGGCCGGCGCCCGTCGGCGTGGTGCCCTGCCCGAGCATCGCCAAAAGTTTCAGCCCCGCCGCCTCAGGCGTGCAATCCACGGCGTCTTCGCACATGCGGCGCAAAGTGCGCGCGAATGGCGCTTCGGCGCTGCTGGTCCGCAGCCAGGATCGATGTGCGATCGGCGGAGGCCGTGGGCGGGGCTGGCGCCGGTGCCGGCGCGGAGCCGCCACCACCTGCGTGGTCGTCGGCGCGGTTCTGAAGGCGCGTGCGGGCGCGTGCGAGGTAGGACATGAGATCGTCTCCATTGGCGGCGGGTTCCGCCGGTTTGGTGGGTTGTGGTACAGCCATGCGAGAGCGCAGGGATGCGGCGATGGCTTGCTGGGCCACGCTTTCAGGTGCTCTGGTAAGGAACCGCTGCAAAAGGCCGCTGGCGAAGGCGCGTGCTTGCGCGTCCGGTTCGGCGGTTGTGGCGTCGGTGCTGACGATGTGGTCGGCGAAACCTTCCGCTACCGCTTGCTCGCCGGTGTAGTAGTGGTCGGCGCCATCCTGTAGAAGCGCCAACACGTCGGCGCGCGGCTTGCCGCTCTTGGCGGTATAGGCTGCGGCCATCGCTTCGGCGAATGTGTCGAGCACATCCGCGTATGTCCGCAACTCATTGGCGTTGCCGACCGCGCCACCCCATGGGGCGTGGATCATCAACATCGACGAATCCGGCATGATCACTTCATCACCGGCCATTGCGATGGTTGCTGCCGACGACATCGCGACGCCATCGACGGTGACGACCACGCGGATCCCTCGCGATGAGACACGGCGCAGCGCGTTGTAGATCGCGAGGCCATCGGCAACGGAGCCGCCGTAGCTGTTGACGCGGACGTTGACGGTCTGGGTGCCGACAGCGATCCCGTTGAGTTGTTCAACGACTGATCGGGCGGTGACAGACTCGCCCCACCAGGACTCGCCGATATCCCCGTAAATCAGCAGTTCGTACCCGGCGGCATCGGCAGCCGGCCGGAGCTGCATCATGGGTTCGATGTGCTGGCGGTCGGGTGAGCGCGCGGTTGCACGGACGCCGATGCCAGGCGCTGACCTGTGTTTGTTCATGTCGATGACTCCGTTGTTGACGACGCTGTCCGCACCGCCGCTTTGGTCTGCTTTGGTTTGCGCGGACGCGCCGGTGGCGGGCTGGCGGCATCGCTTTCGAGCACCAATCCCAATTCGTCGGCAAGCCGCCGCTCGCGCGCAATCTGTTCGAACACGTCCTGCATCCGCCCCCCGCGTTCGGCGATACACTGGGTGAGCGAGCCAAACCCACCGCTCTTTCTTCGGGTCGATCCACGGCATCTTCGGGCCGCGAAACTCGGCCTGCGCGAGCGTCTCAATGCGCACGCCGGGCGGCACTTTGACCAGACCGGCATTGACTGCCAGCGCGACGAAGCGCTCCCATACCGGCCGCACGAACTGCGCGACGAAGACGCTGGTCAGCGCGCGGTATCCGTCGAATCCCTCAACGAGTTCCTGGCGTTGCGCCGAATAGGTGCCGTTGTAGTCGCCGGAGAACGCCGAATAGGTGAGGCCGCCGCCACGCGCGGCGGCGCGTAGCATCGCCGCACGGAACTCGCCCAGTGCGGTGTTCGGGCGGTTGGGGTTGAGCATCTTGATCTCTTCGCCAGGCAGCAAACGGTCGAAGATTGCACCGGCGGCGAGGCTGAAATCGCGGGCTGCGGCCGGGTCGACGTCTTCGGGCGGCGTCCATTCCATTTCCTTGTCGCGCTGCACGAACGCGGCGATGGCAGCGGCGATCCGTGCCGCCAACCGCTCCGACTCTTCATAATCCTTGATGTCGTAGATCCGTGTGATCACACTGGCGAACTGGCTGATGCCGCGCAGGCCGGACAGACGCTCGCGCACTGCAATGTGCAACATGCGCTCGGCCGGCACTGCCTTGAGCGATGCATCGCTCAGGGCGGCATTTCCGCCGGGGTGTCGCTTGTGCGCGTAGTAGACGATGGGCCGCCCCCAATCGTCGGTGCGGATGCCTGCCTGGGTGCGCTCGTCCGGATCGTAGTCGAGCGGGACGTAGTCCGCTTCGAGCAGCTCCAACGCCAGCGGGACGCGGGTGGCATAGCGAATGGGTGCGCCAAGGCCCTCGACGATCTGTGCGAACACTTCGCCGTCGCGCAGCCAACTACGACACGCCATCTCCTGCACCTGCACCCAGTCCATCGTGCGGGTGACTTCGGGGCGGGCCGTGAACTCGCGCCAGAGATTGAGCAGGCTACGCGCTAAGTCGTCATCAATGTCGTCGTTTGTGGTGCGCGGCGTGGGTTCAATGCTGATACCGGTGGGGCCGACGACGTTGCGGGTCAGGGTGCGCAAAGCACCGCGAAACAGATCGTGGTTCCTCTCCAGGTCGCGTGCCTGGGCGCGCACTGTCGCCGCGTCGCGCTTGACCTGCACCTCGCCGGTGGTGGCGTCGCGCGATGGCCGGTAGGTCTTGGTGGTCTTGCCGGCGTCATAACGCGCCACGGTCCGCAGAGCGATCCGCGCCTGAGCGCGCTTGAGCGCACGGTATGGCGACACTGCGGCGATGGCGCGGTCGATCAGGTTCACCAGCGCCCACCCGGGAACGCTGCGCTCGCCGCAGACAGACTGTTGTGACGGCCCTGCTCGCGCCGCAGCTCTGCCTTGAGACTGCCGATGCCCATGCGGACCTCAGCAAGGTCAGCACGGGTCAGGGCGCGTTCGCCGAATCGGTACTCCTGCCCTTTGAGAATGGCAGCCTCGGCAGCGAGATAGGCGTCAAGACGTTCTTGGGTGCTCATTGGCGAGTATCTTTCACTCGCGCGTGTCTCATGTCATGGCGAACGTGAGACTTTTTCAGAGGGCGCTATCTTTGCGCTTGTTCCGCGTCGCTGACGACGAGGGTAACCAGCTCATCGACGTTTGCGACTATCCGCATCTCTTCGCCCTGCAATCTGGCCCGCAACGGGTTGCTACCGAGGCGACACTCGAGCCACCACCATTCGAGCCAACCGCCGATACCGTAGGCATCATCGAGCGCGCTTTTGTATCGCCCAACCACGGCCCACACGGCAGCGGACAGCTTGCTTTCTGGGTGTGTTCCAAGCACGTCGTTTAACGCATCCATAACTTCTTCCACCTCACGCACGGTAGCGTGGAACTCGCGGACAGCCTGCCCGATCTGTGCATTTTTCATTTCATGCCGCTCTTGCATGGATGGTGCCGGTACGCAGTCGCCTTGCTGCAACGATGCTTCGCCATCACCTCGCGCAGGGTGAGCCCGCGCCGCCAATCCTCGGTGATCGCCTCGCTATCGACAGCCGGCTTGGCACTGACAGTCACCCGCAAGCCGGCAAGCCGCTCCAGCCATACCGTACACAGCCCATCGGCCAGTTGCAGCGCCTGATGCGCCGGCAGTTCGCGTAGCGTGTCGCGGATTGATGCGAGGAACGCATTGCGCAGGCCATCAACCAGGTCGTTTGCTTTGACATCTTCAGCCATGATCAGCCCCATCCTCTTTGGTTGTTGTGTCCGCCCCATTGGTTGCGCGGCGTTGTTGTGCGTGTCTTTGGCTTTGGCGCGGACGCCGACGTGGTCGGCGGGTTCGCCGCCGGGCGCCTGGCCGCCACGCTCGATGCCGCGCGCGCTTCGCGTGCATCCCAGTCCAGACGGGTGGCGCGGTGCAGCCGCAGTTCCGGGTGATGGGTGGCGGCGTACGAATAGACCCACGTGTCGAGCGGCTCGTTACGCGGCGCGCCACGGCGTTTCTCGAATCGATTCTTCGCCGGGTTGTATGCCTCGGCGGTAATCCCGCCGAAATAGGCTGCATCCAGATCGTTGCTGAAACGCACGAGACGGGCGTCTGGCTGTTTGTCGGCATCGGTGCTCAAGCGGCTGTAGAGCAGGTGCTTGATTGCGACGGTGCCGACTGCGTGGATGTGTACACCATGCTTGTCGTACTTTCCGCGCCAGTTGATGTCCTGCAGCTTGCCCTTGCCCAGTACCGGTGCGTTGTTCGGCACGGCGCCGTGGATCGCCAGCATCCGCCGCACCAGGCGCTGGCGAACGTAGGCCTTGACCGCCTCGGTGCGATGGCCGCCGATGTCGATTGCCGCAGCCTCGACCTGCATCACGCCACCATCGCACCGCTCGATCGGGCGCAGCAACAGGTCT